TCACCTGGAATTAATCTAAATGCTAATGGTATCTCGGGTACACGTACTCTAACGTTTGAATTATATTCGTTGGATGTTCCTAATTTAAGTAATGCCTCACCACTACAAATCAAATCAAATACCGAACAATACATTTATGATATTATAGCGTATTTTAATTTAGGTGATGTTCAGCAAACACAATTCATTACACTACAAAACATTACTCCAGTTGATGAAGCATTCAACGATAGAGCATATGGTTGGGTTGGTGTGCTTAATTTCACAGATACTGCAGTATTGGATTACTGTGCGTTTCCCTCATTAGCGCAAAACGGATAAAATGAGTACTATACCTGTTGCTTATTTAGCTACCACTGAAGAATTAACCTTAATTGCTAACGCATATAAGGAAGAGGCAATTATTAAATTGACTCAAAATGGTAGTAACGTAACAGGTAGATTAGCTGCCTCAATTAGAGTACAACCTGCTCGTGTAACAGAAACATCTATTGTTATTCCAGTTACAATGTTAAAGTATGGTGAATACGTTGATGATGGAGCAGAACGAGGTAGAGGTAAGCGTCCACCAGTGAGAGATATAGTACAATGGATAAAGCAAAAACGAATATCGGTACCTAAACAATTCAAAAATGTAGAACAATTTGCATTCGCTATTTCGTTCAATATAGGAAAATCAGGTCAACGCTTCAAACGCGCTAGACCATTCATTCAACCCGCGTTAAATTCCGTTCAAGAACAGTATTTTAACAGCGGTAAGTTATCAAGCGCAGTAGCTATTGACTTAAACAATAACATTCAATTAAACATTGATAAAACATCAGGATTAAATGGCAATTAGTATTTCCCAATTTCCAACAACACCCAATATGGCAAATAACAATTTGTTATTTACTGTATCGTCCAATTCTGCCTCGGCAGCACAGTTTCAATATGTAGCAAATTTAAGCCTAAGTGGCTCAGCTACAACATTGCAAACTATAAAACAACAACCTAACCCATTTAGTTATGGTGTATTTGATTTAGGTCAAATTATCTCCAATTATGTTGATAGTGATAATAACTGGAAAGCAGCACCATTTTCAACCGCAAGTGAGGCTGGTAAACGATTCCAAGTTAAATTTGGTGAGGAATATGCTACATCAATTTCAGGAACTGCTATCCAATACACAGGAGTAGCTTCTGTAACAGGTTCACCTGCAGTAACCGCTTCATCTTACATTTATATTGCCAATGGTTTAGTTGATCCATACGATAAGGTAAATTGGAATTTTCCATCAGCATCTTATTTTACAGCATCTGCTGTCTCTACTACTACTACATTTAGTAAACAACACGCGTTAACTAACGCGCCACTTACTCAATACATACAGGATGGTGAATACGCTACGATATCGCTTATAAACGGGAATTTCACCAATTCTTCAACGGCAGCACAAGACATTTATGTAGTACAAGTTACAGTATATAATTCTGCTAGTAGTCAGATAGACCAATATGATTTAGCAAATATTGTAAACCAAGGAGGGGGACCACGCACATTAACTACTCAAGTATGGAGTAATGTAGCAACATCTCAATCAGCAGGAACACAATTGGTTACAGTAGGGGTTGGTCCTCAGAACTTAAGTGATGATGGTAATACTTTAGCTTCTAGTTGGGCTTACTATACAGTACAAGCATTAGGACAACAAGCATCAAATACTATAAATGCCTCAGGTAGTTATGCTACTTTAAGGTATGAAAAACAAGGACCACAATGCGGATACGATGGAGTTAGATTCGCTTGGAAAAATGAATTTGGTGTATGGGATTATTACACATTCACTTTACAAACAGATAAATTAACTTCAATACAACGTGAACAATTTACACAAACGTTTGTTGATTATTCTACACCTACTTCTACTGTTGCCTACAATAAGGAACGTAGGGGTACAAAGCAATTCTATAATGAATTAACCCAAAGATTAATTATTAATTCAAATTGGTTAAATCAGGAAGATGCTGATTGGTTGAAGGAATTATTTTTCTCAACAAATGTATTTCAACAAATAGGTACTGAATTTTTTCCAATATCCATTACTTCAGCAGAACTGATAGAAAGAACAAACCCACGTACTCAAACTACATTCCAATATGTTGTAGAGTTCCAGCCAGCTAATCAGCCAAATCCACGTCTATGATAATATTAAGAGTAACAAATGATAAGGATGAGGTATATGATCTTATACCCCTAGAGGACATTGATCTTAGATTAGATATTTCCGCTATTGAAAATACTGAAATTGGGGTATCGTTTGGTATCTCATCTCAGGAATTTGCAATTGCTGGTGATAATAATTCTAATCAATTCTTTGGTAACCTATATGATTTAGGAGCTACTCCTGCTGTTGCATTAATGAATAGTGTTGATTGTCAGGTATTAAGTGATGGTCAAGAAGTATTTACTGGTAAACTCTATATTCGTGATGTTATTACTAATCAACAAGGTTATACAATATACAACACAATTGTGGTCAATGAGACCATTGATTTTAAATACCGAATTCAAAACCTAGCATTAAATAATTCTAGTAGATTTGATTTTAGTGCTTACGATCATAATTTTACAGCCGCTAACGTAACAGGTAGTTGGTCAAATAATTTATTTAGTGGTTCAATTGTATACCCAAATATACATTATGGTAATGATGGTAACCCAGATTGTCCTAACTATGCATTTGCAGGATTAAATACAGCTGCTGCTTTAGAGAATACAATAGATAATTTTGATTCACCCTTACGTTTAAAAGATTTTAAACCAACTATTAAAGTAAGAGATGTTATTGATGTTATTTTCTCTGGTTCCTACTCTTCAGGTAGTACTGGTTATCAGTACACATCATCGTTTTTTGAAAGCGCATATTTTAATGACCTTTATTTATTAACTACAGCAAACGATGCTTTAGGACCTGCTAATGCAAATCCTATATCACAATCTGCTTGGGTATTTCGCTCAGGTTCTACTCAAACATTTACTGATGGAGTAGAGGGTAATATTGATTTTAACTCAAAGTCATATGATAATAGTGGTAACTATAATTTAGCAACTGATCGCTATACAGCTGATGAAAAAGGTACTTATACTTTTACTGGACAAATATCTTATAATATTACTAGTTTTGCTTCAGATCCCCAAATGAATGTAGTTATTAGGGTAAAGAAAATAGTAGGTATTAATGAAACTATAATAGATACATTTACAAGATTTAATTTATATGCAACGGGAAACTCCCTTTTATTTCAAGGAAGATATGATTTGAATGCTGGGGATGAAATTAGAGTAACAGCTTTATTTTCAGATCCAGCAGGCGCAGGAAAAACTATGGTATTACAACCTGGTCTTGTTCAAACGTTTTTAACAGTTACTGGTCCTACAACTATAGAAGGTAGTAATGTTAATATGAGTCAACAATTCCCAGACGACCTAAAAGCATTAGATCTTATACAAGCAATTATTGAGAAATTTAATTTAGTAGTTGAACCTGTCCCTAATAGAAAAAATTTATTAAGTATTGAACCATACGATACTTGGTTTGATTCAGGAGAACAAATAAACTGGACTAATAAAGTAGATAGGGGTATTAATTTTCAAATATCATCCCCAGTAATAGAACAACCCCGTACTATTGTTTTTAGTGATTTAGAGGATAAAGATTATTTAAATTTATATACTAATGAGGTATTTAATAAAACATATGGTGAATACATTTTTACAAGTGATAGTGATTTAGCAGAAGGTGAGAGAAGAATTGGTAAGGTATTTGCACCAACCCCTACTACAAACATTCCTAACTCTAGTGCTTTTATTATTCCTCACCTTTGTACTAGACCAGTCAATAGTGATTCTATATACAAGCCAATGACGTTTAAGCCTCGTTTGCTTTATGGTATTGGTATTCAAAATGTTGAATCAGCAGCTGCTGGTTTTTCGGGTTCAGCCTTTCAAACTGCTTCTTATTGGTTAAAAGATGAGTTAAATAATATAACAAGACAAAGCACCTGGTATCAAGTATCTTCATTAACTGAAACACCTATTTCAGGTACTGCATTTGATTTACATTTCAATAATAATAATCAGGGTGCTGATGCTGTT